AGGGAAGACATGGTGGGAACAGATGTACTCATATCGAATCTTTGACGATGAGATTGTTGCATGGATGCCGTTACCGGAGCCGTACAAAGGAGAGTGAAGCAATGAGACGATTAATAAAGGGGCTGTTAATCATCAGCCTGTCAGCGATTCTGTTGACAGCTTGCAGACCGAGCAAGGCGTTTGGAGCGGAGCTTCCGAAGCGGTGGACGACACAGACGGTGAACCTGCTTGACAAGGTAAAGGGCAAGAAGGTCTATAAAGTCAAGCGCGGAACACGGGTCAGGCTTATCAAAGAGGGCAAGACTTGGGCGAGGGTGAAGTACAAGGGGCAGAAGTTGAGCGTCCGAAAGAAGTATCTAAACCCTGAAAGGTTGCCGAGTAAAGACAAGGCGCGATACTACATCAATTACCTTCGGACGGTTGCGCCTGTTAATTGGCACGGCAGGAAGTACACGTATTATACATCGCGCTTATGTCCGATCTGGTTGTTGCCTGTGAGCGGTCTACACGTCGATAAGGACGGATTTTGGTGCGATGGCAAGGATTATATCGTATTAGGCTCAAGTGTGGCTAACAAGGCAAACAGGACGGTATACGCAACACCGTTCGGGAAGTATGGCAAGGTTTATGACACCGGCGGGTATTCAACGCCATCATGGTTGTGCGACACCGCCGTTACATGGTAAGGAGGCGATCCCATTGGAAACAAGAACATGCACGAAATGCGGCCGGACATTGCCGATCAGTTGCTTTTATCGCGCCGGAGAAGGCAAGCGCTACAGCCGATGCAAGGATTGTGCGCGAGAGCAGCAGCGCGAGCTTTATCTTCGCAGGCACGGAGGCAAGATCAGACAGCATCAGAAGTCTTTCCGGCGACAGCGCATCGATCCGCGGCTGGTCATTCCTGACACACAGATCCAGACAAAGGAGAAGTGTAAGACTTGCATCTATCGCACTAAGATGAACGGCGGCGAGTGGGCGTGCTTTTACATCGTCCTGATGAAACAGCGCCGGCCATGCGCATCAGGCGACAAGTGCATCGTCTACGAGCCGGGCGAGCCGCTTGAGCGAAGACCAAAAGAGATCTGGGGGACACGCGGAACATACTGAACGGGAGGTTGACAGACATGATCACTTTTATCATAGGCTTATTTGTCGGGAGCATCGTCGGCGTCTTTTGCATGGCTTTATGCATCGCCGCTCATGACGACAGCGAGGATCTGCACCATGACGCGTGAGGATCTTGAGCAAATCCGAAAGCTGGCGGAGCAGATCGCGGTCGGGGTTGAACACCTGGCGGAGCTGCACGCTCGTGCTGAATCGCGAGCCATCCGCTACAACACCATCGGCGGATCGCACGGATCGCCGGTCAATAAGCTGGAGCTGATCGAGTGCGCGATTGATGAGCAGGAGCGCCGGATCGACCGGATGATTGATCGCCGGTATGCATTGAAGCTCCGCGCCCTGACGGAGATCAAGGCTGCAGGTCTGGAGGTTGAAGAGCGGCACATCATATATCTCCGCTATCTGTCCCGTGATCGTAATACCGGCTTGCCGCTCAGCTGGCCGCAGGTGATCCGCCCGGTCAATCTGTACCACAACATACAGGAGCGCAAGATCCGCTATTTACATGATCATGCGGTGTCAATCTTAGCATCATACCACATATAGTTGACATCGTGCAGTATGGTATGCTAAAATATGGTAGAAGGAAATAGTGTCTATGCCAACAGAGACTCTCTTCGTTCAGTTTTGTTTTCGTCATGTTCACTGAGACAAGATCCTTTCTAGACAGCCGTCACGGGTTTCATCGCCTGCGACGGTTTTTTGTTGGGCGCGCAATGTGTGGCGCGGGAGTGCGGCGGGCTTTAGGAGAGAACCATGACAAAGAAAAGCACCACCCGGTCTGATCGAACGCCGGGGAATCGAGCCGCCTATGAAGCGGCCAGGAAGAAAATATTAGCCACCCAGTCAATTTGTGGCATCTGCGGAAAGCCCGTGGATATGTCCCTCCGGTATCCGCACCCGATGTCGCCGACTGTTGATCATATCATTCCGGTCAGCAAGGGCGGGCATCCATCAGACATCAGCAATCTTCAGCTGGCGCACCGATGTTGCAACCGCCAGAAGGCAGACCGCCTGATGGATCCCGCGAAATTTGTGGCTGACGAAAATAAATTAATCAGCAATCGGGTTCTGCCTCAGCATTTCGATTGGAAAAATTACAAAGCAGTCTGAACGGGGGCATACCCACCCCGGCACCCACGCTCCGGCAATCAACCCGCCGGACTGCACAGAAAAACGCACGGGAAATATATTGCAGACCTATACATTGACGATAAAGCAATGAGGTAATTACATGGCAACGTACAAAGGAATTGAGTATCTCAAAAAGAAATTGAATCGCAAGCGCACTCGTGTTAATACGCGATATGGATTCTATGAGATGAAAAATATCGTGTATGATTTCGGGATCAGCACACCGCCGGATCTCCGGCACTGGATGGGAACGCTCGGATGGTGCGCGAAGGCGGTTGATAGCCTGGCTGATCGCTTGCTCTTTCGTGAGTTCTCGGATGACATCTACGGCATGAACGAGATCTTCAGACAGAACCAGCAGGACATATTTGTTGATTCAGCCGTGCTGGGTGCGCTGATCAGCTCGTGCGACTTTGTTTTTATCACGCAGGACGACGACGGATTCCCGAGGATGAAGGTGGTTGACGGAGCGCACGCGACAGGCATTTTAGATCCGGTCACGAATCTCCTGAAGGAAGGCTATGCCGTGCTCGACCGTAATGAGTACGATACGCCGATCTTGGAGGTTTATTGCGTGCCTGGCATCACTCAGATCTTCGAACGCGGTAAGCTGGTCGGGCAGATTGAAACAGGCATTGACTATCCGCTGCTCGTTCCGGTGATTAACCGGCCTGATGCAAAGAGACCGTTCGGACATTCGCGGATCAGTCGCGCTTGCATGTCGCTCGTGAGCTCTGCGGTCAGAACCGCGAAGCGTTCCGAGATTGCGAGTGAGTTCTACTCATTCCCGCAGCGGTATATCCTCGGGATGGACGAGAACGCCGAACAGATGGACAAATGGAAAGCCACCATGTCAAGCTTGCTCAGGATCGACAAGGACATGGACGGCGATCACCCGGTCGTTGGACAGTTCCAGCAGCAGAGCATGACTCCGCACGCGGATCAGCTTCGCATGTTTGCGGGGTTGTTCGCCGGTGAAACCGGGCTGACGCTCGATGATCTTGGGTTCCCGTCGGTTAATCCGTCGAGCGCCGAGGCGATCAAATCCAGCCATGAGACACTTCGGCTGACCGCAAGAAAAGCACAGCGGGATTTCAGCGTCGGGTTGAAGAATGTTGGATTCGTCGCCGTGTGCGTTCGTGATCACAGGAGTTATGGCCGCTCGGAGGTCGCGAGAACTAAGGTCAAGTGGGAACCGATCTTTGAGCCTGATGCGGCTATGCTGTCACAGATCGGCGATGGCGTGATTAAGATCAACCAGGCAGTGCCTGGCTTCTTTGATGCCGAAAGTCTTCGTGATTTGACTGGCATCAATCCGGCTGAGTATGCGGGAGATCTTGCGGCTGAAGGCGCTGAAGGTATGACGTTATGACAAATGAGGAGCTCCTGAAGCAGTTCATTGCAAATTATAATGAATCTGTCAAATCAGACAGGGCATTGATGGCTTTATGGACTAAGTCAAAAAAGAATGCGGTAACTTATGCCGATGCTGATCGTTACGCGGTTATGGTAGGCTCGAAGATGGCGAAGGCATTCGAAAAGACGCTCGTTGATGCGGATCTGATCGAATCTGTGATTGAACATGATCTCGCCAGTACGATCGTGCCGCGCATGACAGCCGGCATGGATGAGTCGGTCGGAGCGGTCGCAAGACGCGCTCAGGCAACTGTGAACAAGCGCGGGCGTGTTGGCCTTAACGTTCTGTCAGCCGCACCTAACCAGAGCCGCACGGACGGCCTCGTGACATTTCTGTCTGATCGGTTGTTCCCCGAGATTCAGGAAAAGTTCGGACAGAATCTTGTCAATTATGCTCAGTCAGTATCGACCGATACTATGAAGGCGAACATTGATGCTCAGGAGGCT